GGAGAAAGGGTTGCCCTCCACTTACGAAGCTCTCAGGGACCCCGCAGGTAACACGTACTTGATCACTGCAAAGAACGTGGACATATCGAGGGACGAGATATACAACAACATTTATCTGATTCAACGTGCTGACTATACCGGAGAGATGTTGAGTTTGGTAACCGGGACGGCGGCTTCCGGAACATCTATGGGCAATACCCCCACGGTGATAGACACCTTCCCCATGGATTTCGATAAGCTAACCTCGGCCAACTCAGGAGAATTCGACGGGGTGATTTACTCAGGCATGATAGGTGTGCTGCCTGCCTCTGTACCGATCACCACCGATCATGAATACCGATCACCACCGATCATGAACTCAGGGTCAACAACATCGTCTATGATATTCTGGAAGTCTTTCTGATGATCAGTCTTAAGGGAGTCAGGATGAACAAAAGGAGTGCCGCTGCATGAGCGAAGCCACTTTTATTCTAGAGGCTAAATCCACTCTGGACAAAATGACCAAAGATTTAGCTGACACCCTGAGTATAGATTTCGTGGACGCGGATGACACAGTGAATGCTGCGACCAAGCTGACAGGAGAAACTTCAGTTCTGGTGTGGCGTTTCCTGAACATGGATGAAGACCCGCAAGACCCTATGTACTCGCTGGCGTTTGCAGTAGGGGTCAAGACCACCTCCGACCCATCTAACTACGAGTTGCTGGGGCTGGTGTCCCAGATCAAAGCCACCTTCAAGAGAGGCACGTGGGTAGACATACTAGATTACAGCACGGTATCTGTGCCTGACCCGACAGCCCCCGAGGGTTCTATACTGTTTATCGACAGCGGGGTAGACCCCCAAGTCATGGATCGGGAGTCAGGGGTGCGGATGTTGACTATATCCGCCAAGTGCTTAAGGGCAATTTAAGTGGCCCAAATTACGCTACATCTGGATGCTGGCAGGATTTTCGTTGTCCCGAAAGAGCTATTTTCAAAAAACGGAGTCTTGATCAAACGCATCACAGATCGAATGACCAGCCCTAGAAGTAACGTGTCGGATTTAATATTTAATGCGGTAAAGGGCACGCCAGCCCTGACAAAAGAAACTAACCTAGTCCTGTCCCAGTTTACAAACGCTGCGAATAGGAATCTGGGGCATGGCTTTCTAGTTTTGCACAGGTTGTTGAGCGATCCCAGCAGGTTACCTAAAGTAAAAGGGGCGGGTAGAGGCGGGTCTAAAGCCATAGACGCGGGTTTTACAAGTTTTCGTACAGACCCATGGCCTGATTTATCCAGATCGTATTGGAAATCGATAAGGCGTATGTATAAGAAAGGCTCTCGTACAGCCCATACCAAACATACCAAACGTTTTTGGTACGAAAGAGGGGATAGAAGCACGGCCAGCAAACCTCCGGGTAGACCCCTGCATGAGATGACTCATAGCCTAGTTGCAGGAGGGGCCGGTAACATATTTCACACTCCATTAAGGCATACGATCACAAAAACAGGATCGCGTACCGGGTTCAGTTTCGACGCGAACACGGTTAAATGGTCAGCTCGGAGAGGCCACACTAGCATCCGAGGGGGTAAGGTTATCAAGGTCGGTGGATTCAAAGGGCGTCTTTTGATGCCGAAAACTATACCTATCTTTGCGTCCAACCCGTTAGGTAAGGATTTCGCAGATTTGCTGTTTACTGCGGTAGCCACGCAGAGAGACACACTGAAAATAGTAGGTGATCTGGGTATAGATAGTCAGGCGGGTCCTGACCTATTACAGCTTTTGGCGATTAACGAAGCTAAGCGGCCTTTTATAAGCAAGTTGTTTTCTAGACTTACCCCTCTGATTATTGAGAGGCTTCGAACACTGGCATTAACATACAAATAAGGTACACTACCCCCTAAGCCAGCCAAGGGTGTAAGCCCGGTGCTGATTTTATTGATTAATCGAACAATCAGGAGTGACAGTTATGGCTAACCTTGGCTCTGCTCAAACAAACAAATTTAGTATCGGTACCGCCGAACTTCGAATCGGGCCGTTGGCCTCGGCAGGCGTGCTGGAACAGGCACACAGTATAGGCGTTATTGATAACGCTACTATCGAAGTGTCTCAGAATGCAGTAGACCTTCTGGGTGGTTTCCCCCAGAAACTGATCGACACGGCCATCGTGTCTCAGGAATCCAGTATGACCGCGACTCTGCGAGAGTACTCCAAACGTAACGTAGACTTCATGCTGGGCAACCCGGTGGCATCGTATGTCACTGCGGTATCTACGGACTCCGTCACCCTTGATGCGGTTGATGCGGCGGGTACCACACTTGCGCTACCCACAGGCGAGGGGGCGAACTGGTCACTTGGTGACACCTTCGTACTTCACTCGGCCACTGACCCTGCTCTGGTGAACTTCTGTCGCGTAGTTTCTGTTGCCGTGGATGAACTCACGCTCGACGCGGGTACCCCGACCACTTTCGCGCCCCAGATAGGAGACCTGCTGTTCCGGGCTGAGCAATCCGCAGTTGGTAATATCAGCGCTACCAACTACTTCTCGGTTACCTTGATCCAAACGCAGCGTAACTCCAGACCGGGTATTTTCAGTTTCTGGAAAGCAGCGCTCTCAGGCGGCATGTCCTACGGCACCAACGCAGAGGACTTCGCGTCAACGGAACTGAGCATTAAACTGTTGGAACCCTCTGCTGCCGACTACGCAGCCGGGGCGGCACTGAACCATCTCGCCAACATTATCCCGACCCACCCGACCGGGTTGTTCGCTCAGGGCGCAGACAAGTAACAAGACATTCAGTTCCCACCTGTGTTATAAAAGGCCATCTTCCGATGGCCTTTTTATTTGCATATGCCCAGTATATTCAGGGATCATGCTACTGCGGAAACCCGTATTAGCTTTTTATTTCTGGAAATTTTAGGTAACCTTATAGAGGAAACCAAAAATATCAGTATCGAGGACGCGATTAAGAAGGCGTACGAAACGTCTTGGCAGCGTAAATTGGCGAGTAAGGAAGTGGCTGCAATAGCCCTTAAGCTCAAGCAAAAAGATGATGAAATTTCTAAACGAACTGAAGAATCTGAGACCCCTCTCCTGTCTAAGCATATGGGTACTGAGGAACTTCAATGGGTTTCCAAACTAAACCCGGTTGAGCTATGTCTCTACGTTACTGACTTTGATTTTGAAAAAGCTCACCACCTATACTGCAAGTGTGATTTTAACGTTGTAACCGAGATGCTTCGACTAAGGCAAGATTACCGATGGAAGAAAATAGTAACTGGGTTTGAGCAATCCATGTACGGCTTTGGAGGAGGGTACGACAAGACCAGTAAGGATAACGAGAACCTGCCTAAGCTAGAGCGTGACGCAGATGGTAGCATCTCACAGTCATCCATTGCTAACCTGAATAAATTGGGGTTTTAAGCCATGCCAGCAAAAAGAGTCTTACCTATTACAATACCTGCCTCTCTGGATATCAAGCCAGAGAAGGTAAGGTTTGTCAAAACAGGCGCCGGGTTACAGAAGCAGATTAACGCTGCTGCCAAGGCCGCATTGAGCGGCCTGAAGATTACAGAGGCCGGGGCGATAGGGCTGTCTCCTGAAGTCGCTAAGATGGGGCCTTCGCAGTTTAGAAACTTCCAACGCCAATACGATAAGGACACCAAAAAACTTCAGGATATAGCGAGAGGCATTGACTCCAAAAGGGCTAGAACCGAAGAAGCAGGAGGAAAGTTATCCCCTCTAGATTTCATCCGCCAGAAAGCTCTGGAGACTACGGCCAAGGTTCGCGAGGCGACCAAGGAAGTCGTCAACGCGGAAAGAAATTTAGGTCGCGCTGTAAAGGATAAGTTGCTTACAGGCGGTACCGACTTTACGCCGGGGCAGCAGAGACGAGTAAATGCGTATTTCGAGTCGCAGAAACGCCTTGCTAAATTTCTGCCTGAGCTGGATAAATTCCAAACTGGTAAGTCGCTATTCGACCCGTTAACCGGGCGAGACGTTACACTGGGAACCAAATCTATTAAGGGGCTGACAGCGGCCATGGAGGCCACCAGAAAGACAGCGTCTAACCTCAGCAAAAATGTAGACCACTTAGGCCAGTCTCAAAAAGCGGCAACGAAGCAACAACAGGAACTGACCAAGGCCACTCAGGCCACAACCCGAGCCGACAAAGCTGCGGCTATCGCTCGATCTCGTAACTCTGCGTCGATGTCACAATTCCGTAAACAGTTGCAAGGTTTAAAGCGTGCGACTCCAACAACCCCGGCTGAAGCTCGTCGTCAAGTTGCGGATGTCGGCAGCTTGCGTACACGTATCCAAGGCGCACAGGTAAGCGCAGCAGCATTAGGAAAACGCCATGAGGGGCAGTTCTCCCCCGAGACAGTTCGGCAGATGGAGAACACCAGCAAGCGGTTAGGCAAACTCGATCAAGCTGCTATCGTTCAGCAGCAACGGCTCGGCAGGGAATACGAGCGTCTAAACACTGTAGCCTCTCAGGTTGTCAGGGCCAAGCAGGGTATTGCTAAAGCCTCCGGCCAAATGAACAATCAGCTAGGGCAGTCGTCCCTGCTGATTCGTCAGTTTTTCAGATATGCCTTAGGGTATGGTGCTCTGTATCAGGCGCTGGGGGCCTTCAACGCGTTAACTCGATCTGTGGTTGAATTAGACAAGGCGCTGTTTAGCATCAAAGCTATCGCGGACGCTACCAACGATGAGATGATTTCTATTTCGTCAGCCATCAAACGTGTGGCGATTGAGACCAAATTTACTACCAGTGAAGTAGCTAAAGGGGCACGGATTTTAGCTCAAGCGGGAGTAAGTGTCGCTGAGTTACCGAAGGCTCTGGAAGCAGTGTCTAAATTTGCAGCGGGCACTGAAACTGAGATAGCTACAGCAGCCGATCTTGTCTCCACCATGCGTAACGTGTTTACGGAACTGGACGATCTGGATATCACCAACCAGTTAACTAAGGCCATTAACATATCGAAGCTTACAGGGCAGGACCTGAAAGTAATACTCGGTATCTCAGCTCAGGTGGCAAGGCAGTATAACCTAACTTCCGAACAATACTTGTCAGCGGTAACTACGTTAAGGAATGCAGGTCTCAAAGCCTCCACTACTGCGACTGGTCTTCGCCAAGGAATGATCGAATTATTTAGCCCCGATAGTAGAACGACTAAAGCGCTGGTGCAACGATATAAAGACCTTGGGGAGGCTTTGACCGGGAAAGAAGTACGAGATAAATTCTTCGGGTTTACCCGAGATTTGAACCCCCTGCTATCTGCCGCTCGTGAACTGCGTCGACTGGGTCTCTCGGGCGCTGGCCGAAAGACCTTGACTAGAGGTTTCGATGTACGTGCCACCAACGCCCTCACCGCGCTGGTTAACAATCTGGAGAATCTGGAAAGAGCTGAGACTCAACTGGCATCCGGTGACCAAGTATTTGTGGCCTCGGCTACCCAGATGGAATCATTGGCTAACTCAGCAGACAACTTGGGAGCAGCAATGACGGTACTTGCTGCCGACATTGCAGAAGGGCCTATACGTTCCCTAGAGGACTTGGTAGACGGAGCCACGGACGCCATACAGGCCATTACCGATCTCAGCCTTGAAGCTAAATCTCTAGGGAAGGCTGGAGCGTCTGACATCCTGACTAGCGCAGTGGGAGGCGCACTACTGGGGGCGGTGCTGGGGCGTACACCTATCGCTAAATTTGCTGCCGGTATTGGAGGTGCCGTGGGGGGTGCGGCTATAGGCATCGACCAACTGGAACAGCGTGCGCAAGGTAAGACTCCTCTTGTGGATGCAGCCTCGTTGAACACAGCCATTGCTGTAGTCAGCGTGCTGGCGTTATTCAAAGGAAGGGGTGCGCTGGGGTCTCTATTCAAAGGGAGCAATCCTAGTGCGTTTGTAGGGCCTCTGCGCTCAGGGGTGTTGGGATTTTTTGATAAAATTAAAACTGTCGGGTTAGCATTCAAAGGACTGGGAGTAGCTAGGTTGCTGCTCGGAGTCACTGCGATAGGTGCGGTCATAACGGCAACATCTCTACTGCTAGAACATTTTCTGACTGACCGGGAAGACGAGAATTCAAAGCTCAAGGCTCGCAGAGCAGCACTGCAAGCTAGAACTGCTCGGCTGGAAAAGCAAAGGCAGGAACTGGATACTGACATAGCCTCTGCGGATTCTTTTCGCCCCTCCCAAGAGAATCAAGATCAGGGTATATACCGGGCAAAGTCTAGTTCCGTGGCTGCGGCTTTAGAACGCAATTTAGCTATCGCTAAAAACTACGACTTGGTGTTGGCGCAGACATTTGAAGGTGTTGGAGATGAAGCTCTGAAGCAGATTGAAATCCTGCTGGAGTCTTATCGTACAACAGGGTTTGAAAAGGGGTCACCCGGTTACAAAGCAGCGTTTAAAAGACTGGCAGACCTTACTGGGTTTGGAGAGGAAGGAGTTGCTGCGATAGAGGAGCAAATTAATTTTCTGTCCAATAGCCGGGTAGAGAGTTTACAAGCGGCTAAGGGTATTCAGGCGGATTTCAAAAAACGTTTGCAACAAGCTTTAGACGCGGAAGGGCAGGGTACAGCTAACTCTCAGCAGGAGGCTCTGCTGGCCACCTTCGGGGCTGATACTGAAGAGATCAGATTAGCCACACAGGCGTTCGTTACCGAGCACGTGGAAGGGTCCACAAAGACCTTCCAGTCACTTCTCGCATTCATTGATCTATACGCCAAAAATATAGACAGAATTAATAAAATTGCACAGCGCCAATCTGAGCTTCACGCGGACAGGCTGGAAGCCAGCTCTCTAGACTTGGAGCTGCTGCTTAAAGAAGCTGGGTCAACAAACGACATATCCATTCGGGTGCAGTCCCTAAAAACTAAGTTCGCTGTTATCGGGGAAAAGAGTATTGAGTTCATCGACACCTTATTAGGTGAGCTGGCTATTGTGGAGCAGGAACTGATACAACGGGAGTCTGAGATAGACCGCAGGGTCTCCGCAGGCAATATTAGCAGGCTTGGCGCTGCCGCTGTTGGAGAGGGTATAAGCCTCGTAAAACGCACTCGCTCAATTTCAAAAACGGATCAATCAGATTTGTTAGAAATAGGTGTGCTCAGGGAGCAACTTTCTGATGTCGCTAGAGTTCAGACAGAAGCTATAATCAAAGGTAACCAAACCCTGTTTGACAAGTTGGCGGCTACTCTCGCGGTGGTAGGCACTTTATCCCCAGAGAGGGTTAAACTTCTCAGCGACAGACCCCAGTTAACAGCCACTCTTAGAGACTTGCAGTTTCAAAAGTTGGTGGACGACCCTGCGGCTAGACGTAAATTTCAGGCTGAGAACATCTTAGGCAGAAGGCAAGGAGGTGCCCCTGACTTCCGCCGTGGTGAGAAGCAGATTACATCGGACGCCGCGAATAGGCTGATCGAGATAATTAAAACCTTGACTGCTCTGGAGGCGACTTCTCCACAGGATAAAAAAGAACTGTTCCAGCCTACGTTTATACGGGACCCAGACACTTATCGCCAGATTTTTGATCTGGATCAACAGATAAAGCAGGCCAAGAAAAAGAACCTGAAACTACTCATAGATGAAAATGAGAGCAATCCGATTATAGGCAAGCGCAACCTACTGCTGAAAGAAAAAGACAGGGAACTGTTTATGCAAATTAATTACGTTAATGAGCTTAAGGAAGAGTTCGGGGAGGAGATCACCCAACGTAAAGATCGAAAGAAAATGGAAAGGGCGCAGGCTCGGTTGGCTCAGTTGGGTATAGACCGGCTGAAGATTGTGTCCGATGCTAGGATAGCAACGGAAGATATAGGCTTAAAAGTTGAACTACAGATACTGGATGCTCAGCAAAAGCGATTGGAGGTTCAGGAACAACTCGTAGAGAAGGCTTTAAGTGAGGCCGTAGGAGCGGGTAGCCTCAAAGACGTAGCCCGGTTGAACGAGCGCTTATTCGGCATCCGGAATAAAATTCTGGATGTTGAAGTAAGTAAGCTGCAATTGTCTCGACAGGACATAAGGCTTACACGTGAGACCGAAGCGCTCAAGCGCGATGACTTAAAATTACAAGAAGACATCAACCGCCAAAAACAAGAGATAGCTGCGCTCGATAGGAAAAGGGTGCTAGCGTTATCTCGTGTGCGCGGAGATGTAGATACGCAAGCAGGTCTGGCATTTGCTAACACGTCCGGAGCCGGTCCTACAGTCACGGAACAACAGCAGGAATTGGAAAAGGCGTTAAGGGTGCAACTCAAGTTCGCACTGGAGCGCAACGTACTGGCCAAAGAAACTCTGGAAAGAGAGCGCACTGAAGGAGCCACTCCTGACCGACTGGCTGAATTGGAACTGGCCATGCTGGAGGCCAGCATGGCTGCGGGGCAAGTTGCAGGAGAACTGTTCAGGGTGACGGAACAACTGAATGGGTACTTCCTCACGTTTGAAAATTTCAGGACTCAGGCCATACAGGATTCAATTGTTGAGTGGTACAGCGACAGCCCCAGAACTATACGAACATTTATTGAGAGTGTAGGGGAGGGTTTGAGGGTCGGCATCGCTAGTGTCTTTCAAAAGTTCGCGGACAGTGCTCTGCAAGGTCTGGTGCAACGGGGCATGGACGCTACTCTGACATTCTTATCTGACAGCTTTGGCTTTAACCGAAGTGACATAAAAGAACAAGTAGCTATCAACGCCAACAATGTCGTTATCACTACTCCCAATGCGGGAGGCGGGGACACCTCTGCAATTATAAGTGGGGCCGGGGTTGAAGAAGCGATTGCGGGGGAAGAGGTAGGCGAGGAAGACCAGCAAACAGAAGATCAAGCAGCAAATACACAGCAGTTGCAAAACGTAGCTAATGCTCTCGTATCTAACACCAGCGGCATCGAGGCACAGGCTCTACGACTAGCCGCCAATGCCGCATTCGATAAACTAAAAGCGGCTCAACTGGCTGCACAAGGGGCAGGGCAACTGACAGCTTTGTCTGCCAACACGATAGCCCTCACGGCTAACACATCTGCCCAGTATGCCGCAGCCAGTACCGCCGCTTTTCGTAAAGGTGGCGTTATCCATATGCAAAAAGGAGGCGTTGTCCGGGGACAAGCGGGTATAGATAAAGTGCCCGGTGTGATCGTGGGGGCTGATGGGAAGAAAGAGCCAGTTGCGCTAACGTCAGGGGAGGGAGTATTAACTACACGCGCCGTGGACTACCTTGGAGAGCCGTTTATCAACGCACTCAACACCATGAAGCTGCCTGCCCTAAATCTAGCCAAGGGAGGTGTGGTCAGTAGCGGCTCGACTGCTATGAATAAAATTTCCAAAGCGATAGCTAACATGCCTGCGCCTAATGTAGATGCTAGGACTAAAGTCTTGGTACTGCACTCGGAGGATGAACTTATGGATGCTATGCGCAGCGAGGAAGGTGAGCGCATTATCGTTAGCACCAACCAGAGAAACGCATCAGCTATTGAATCTTACCAGTAGGTTAAAACTTGCATGGCCTTTTTTGATTTAACAGAACCTGTTTATACCAATCGATCCCTGAACTGCACGGCTCAGGACACTGATCCTTCAGGGTTCTGTGTCACGGAGGACGGTCTGCTGCTGTTCATGGCTGGCCGTACTTCAGACACCATCTACAAGTACGACTTGTCAGAGGCACACAATCCCGGTTCCGGCAGCTACTCAGGGCAGTCGTACGATGTAGGCCCTCTGTTCGACAACCCCAGCTTCGATCAGCTATGTGGTATCCGTTGTAACGCAGATGCGTCATGGATCGTAGTCTCTATTCTTGACGTGGATGGGACCTCGGCACAGTGGCCTAATTACAAGTCACTGCTCATGAGCACTCCCGGCGATTTATCTACGATCAGCAGCGAGGGCACCGGGGGTGCCACAATTATAATAGGCACATCCACGGCCCCCAACGAAATCACCTTCGGGTTTGATATGACAGCAGACGGATTGCAGTTCGTTCAGGTTAGCAATAACGACGAGCTGCAAACTTTCGATTCCGACACCGCCTTTGTACCTCGCGATGCTATAAGCAACGAGGACACTGGTGCGGATGCGTTGAAGTCCACTGACCGAAGTGACGGAGCAGGCCCATTAGCCACTATGACTGAAGTGCACAATGTGAAGTGGGACAGAACAGGTAACAACCTTTTCTATTGTGGCAATGACGGAGTGCACAAAGTACATGCCAATTTATCTACCAGACTGTGGGCTATCGCTCTCCCTATCGATCACAACGCCAACGTTCAAATTTCTCCGGATAGATGGTGGGTAAGTGAGATCGATGAAATCTCTACGGCTGTATACGATTTATGGGTATCTGATACAGGGTCAGCTATGATGCTGCTGGGTGACAACGGGTTTATATACGACTACGCCTTAACGCTGGCCAGCCCCCAGTTTTCACTGAGCACGTACACGTATAAAAGAAAGATTCCCAGCAGCACTTTGGTTAACGAATACGAAGCTGGTAGCGGTCGCACGTTCGACTACTTCACTGGATTCACTTTTGCTAATAACGGGAACATGATAGTAGCTAGTTTTGGGGAGACTGGTGCTAAGTTTTACCCCACTAGATTTGATTTAGCGAGTCCTTACGATCTGTCTAACCCTACATTCCACTCTATAGTTGCGGCTTTCATATCTTACATGAGGGTGCCTCACTTCAATACCAACGGCACGGCTCTGATCGGGGGAAGCAACGCACCTAACGCAGGTAACCGTAGCTACCTGTTAACGATTCCATTTGATCTTACCTCCTTGGACGTAGGATATACGGTACAGGATGACCCGGAGTTATCCGCTTCGGGCAGCAATCAATCGCTGTGGTTTTCACAGGACGGACTAATTTACGTCTGTCCAGCCGCCGCATTCTCTCAAGCGTTTAACGCATATCGACTTACTACTCCTTACGATATCACTACTATAATCACAGGGTCTCTCAGGACCGTAAACATCGTTACAGATCAGACCGATGCAACTACGGAAGCCGTGGATAATATGCTGATAGCTCAGCACTTATCTAAGGTGGATAAGTGGAATGCTGGAGGCCGGTTTTTGTCTATACATTCGAACACCTCGTTACCCTTGATTTCCCAGTGGCTGTACGAGGGGGACTTAGATGATAATTGGAGGTACGAGGAGGTTATCCTGCACGAGGACATAACAGGAGACACTGACAACCTTGTTGTTAACGCGCAGTTCAACCCGTCTTACACTGTCCTGACATTGGCGCTGGATGACGGCAGCTTTGATGAAATACAATTTCCAGACCTGAGTCTGGCTGGAATAACCAAGGTCGTTGTAGTTTCTCCGCAGCCTAGAGATGCAGGTTGGTTGGTCATGGATACCCGGTTGCAAGTAACGTTGTTAAACCAAACCAACGTTACACAGGAAGTCACCATATTAAACGGGCCTACCTCAAGCGTTACTATTACCGGGTTCGGAGTAGGTACCACTATCGTAGCAGGAGGCACCCTAGGATTTTTCGTGACGATACCGAAAGATATTTTACCGGGGTTGGACTTGACGTTTACTGCTACCTTCGACAACTCTGTCTTTACAACCGTTTTTAGTTTCGTGTACCAGATTGTATCTGTTTGGGGGTTCGGACACCAATGGAACGTGCCTATAGAGCAGGTGTGCGAGTGGGCCACTTCTCTGGTAGTGGCCAAGGATAAGTCAGAGCAAAGGAGACAGCTTAGGACTTTTCCCAAGGTCACTCAAAAGTTATCTCACTCTGCTTTAAATGCGGAGAGACAGAGATTGTTTAACACCTCAACTTTCGCTGCGGAGTTCCCTACCGTGGTACCCCTGTGGATGTTCGAACATCAGCTAACCGCAGCCTTAAGCTCCCCTGATACCCGGATATTCTTAGACAACAGTGACGGTAAGTTTCAAACAGGGGGGTTTATTGCGTTCTATAACGGCATAATAATTGACGAGGTGTCAGAGATTGCGGATGCGTCTCAGTCAACTTACATTGATATCGAAGCGGAAGGAGTAAGCCTATCTCACGTGCAAGGCAAACGAGTTTATCCTGCCGGGATATACTCCATGCGCAACAGGTTCAACTACGAAACCATCACTGACAAGGTAGGCAAACTGACTACCGTCTTTGAGTCATTAAAAAATAACTGGGTCAACGTGGCTGCTGACCCCCTGATAGTAACGTATCAACCTCCTTCTTTCTCTGCCCCGGCTCCGGTATTTGATTTAGTAACTTACAGAGGAGATTTGGAGTCAGTGTCGATTCGCACGGAAGCCTTTACTCACGATTCTGTGGCCAGCTTTCCTCTGATAGAAAGCAGGTATGCTACCTCCGAGTTAGTAGAGGACCACGTGTGGGTGATATCTGGGAACGCTCAAGTTAAACAATTTTTGGATTGGATGACTTACATCGCAGGTAGGTACCGTTCCTTCTGGTTTATACCTGAGCGACACGATCTTACCGTGACAGCTAGCGTACTTGCAGCCGCTACCACCAACGCGATCACCATACAAGATTCCTTGCTGTCTAGGACGTACGACAGTTCCAAGGGGGGTCTGGACATATCCATCGAGACTTATGAACTGGATGCATTAGACAAGTTCTACTATCGATCTATTACAGCCATTACCTTGACGGGGGATGACGAGTCGAAGCTCAGTATAGACACAGCCATTCACGCATCCATAGAACTTACAGTTGCAAATATTAAAAAGGTAACGATAATGAGATACACGCGTTTTAGCTCTGACTCCATACCTTTGAAATGGATCACTCCCTCTATAGTCGAGGTCGAAGTGGGTCTACTGTTTAGGACATATTAATGGCAATTAGAAATGATTATGAGATTGCTGAGCAGATATCTGCTCGTGAGCTATATCATTTCTACATAGGAGATGGCTCGTGGTTCGATTACAGGTACACCAACCGGGACGAAGACTGGGCCGATCCAGATGTGCCTTCCACCATTTACACGGCCATACCGATCAAAAGCTCTAAGATCAAACAAACTATGTCTACAGTTTCTAACGCTGTTCAGATAGAAGTGCACAGGGATAACCCAGTTGCTGCGGCATTTATTTCGGTGCCCCCCCATGGAGGAGTTACTTTGGATTTGGCAGTGGGGTATGACTCTGATCTGGGTTCAATTACCGATCCCGAAAATATGATATTTTGGAAAGGTACTGTGACTTCGGCTAGCTTTAAAGGTAACAAAGCCTTCTTAACCTGCGAAAGTAAATTTAAAGTGTTGGACAGACTGGCGCTTAGACGCAGAGTTGCAGTTCACTGCCCTTATGCGCTGTACTCCCCTACTGATTGCCGGTTAAGCAAGCTGGCGTTCTCTCGGTTGGGTACGATAACCGAAGTGTTCAGTCCGCTGTCTTTGGAGATGGAAGAGGAGCCTATGGCAGGGGGAGGATGGCAGGACACTCGATTGGATTCTGTCTACGAGCATACCACTCACTACCACGGCGGCACTTTGCATTACACCGACAACGTAACAGGGTTTAAATATATCGTGGGCATCGAGAGCTACACCTACGATCTAGCAGGGGTCGGCAATAAAAGCACGATCACGGTCAACATCGATCACCCGTTGCCTAACATAGGGGCTACCCATACTGTGACGTTAGCTCCGGGGTGCACCCGCCAAGTCTTAGCATGTCATTTCAAATTTAATAATTATGCTAATTTCGGAGGCGTTCCGTACTTAACTTCGGACGAGCCTTTCGCCACAGTTTTCCGTACACCGTTGAATTAATATTATGTGGGCATTCGTAGCGCAAATAGCAATCAGTCTTATAATAACCATGTTGTTTTCAGATTCCCCTGACGCACCCGAAGCAGCCACGCTGGAGGATTTCGATGCCCCAGTCGTAGGACAGGGAGACCCGTATGCCGTTATTTTTGGCACCTTTCTGGTAAAGGGTGCCAACGTGTTATGGTACGGCGACCTGAGAACTACAGAGGTTAAAACTGATGCTGGTAAGTAGAGCTAACGAGCCAGTAGTAACATCAGAGCACACTAGGCAACTCCACCTGTGCTCTAAAGGAATGAGAGCCGTCATCGTTCAACTGTACGGTAAGAAGTTATGGAGGAAGTTTATATTGCAAGGGGGGGCTTTGGTATCAGAACTGGAACCTGTATCGCATCCTGATATTTTGGCCGCTATTGAGCTAGCAAAGAAGGAGTTTAAAACCTAATGGGCAGCAGCAGTGTCGTTATCGGTTACAAGTACTATCTGGGATTGCAGTTCGCCCTGTGCCAAGGCTCGGCTACTGAAATTCATGCAATATACACAAACGATACAAAGAAGGTGATACTGGCTAATGGCAATTACGTAGATGGCTCTGATCCCTTTATAGATAAAGAGGATTTGTTCGGAGGGCGTAAAAAAGGCGGGGGTATAGTAGGCCAACTGAGATTTCAGTTTGGTGCGGTAGGGCAAACTTCCTTGAATTACTTGAATAACAAAATCTCAATCGATGCAGGATTGCCAGCAGGGTTAGGGGTAGTGCCTTGCGTAGGTCTGACTACAGTAACGGCGGAAAGGCCCTACATCTGTTCAATGAATCCTACGATGCGACCGTGGGAGTTTCGGATGTATCGTCGCAGCGAAAGAGTTTCCGCTATCACCGTTTCGGAGAGCGAAGTTGTAGCAGAAGGCATGGCTTCAGCCACTGACGGTTTCGATGCCAATCCGGGGGCAGTTCTGGATGAATGTCTGTTTGATAAATCGTGGGGGCTTGGGTTGGCTCTTGAGGATGTAAACCTCACCACGTTCAGCGCTGTGGCCACTACCTTAAAAGCGGAGGGCGTAGGGCTGTCCCTTAGACTGGCATCCTCGATCTCCGTTAAGAAATTCATACGAGAAGTGCTGACGCATATCAACGGGGTTTTATACACTGAACCTGCGTCCGGAAAGTTGGCGATTAATATTATGAGAGATACGGATACGTCTTCCATTACTTTGGATTCAAATAACATCGATTCTTTTGTGTCCTACGAGCGAACAGCATGGAGTGCTACGATCAATGAGATTGTTGTCGAGTACACTGATAAGATTAACTACGATAAGGCATCGCTGAGTGTCCACAATTCAGCTAACTTGGATATACAAGGTGGGCATGTATCGAAGACCGTGGTGTACAAGGGAATACGATCACAAGGGCTGGCGGCTAAGACAGGCGCTAGAGACCTGAAGCTGTTGTCGTTCCCTTTAACCAAGTGCGTGATTATCATCAACAAGGAAGGTTGGAATTTACAGGTGGGAGCCGTGGCCGAAGTCACGTGGGAGGAATACGATTTAGCTACTGTAAGATTCCGAATCTTAGATATAGATTACGGGGATTTCGAGACTACGAAAGTCAGACTCACTCTGTTACAAGACACTGTTCAGGATTACACAGGACTGACTCAAGTGTTCGGCATGGGCACAGGAGCAATAGTTTCGGACTGGACTAGCATCGACTCGCAGGTCGCGTTAGCAAGTACGCTCTACAGAGCAGTACCCGCTCCCTACTATTTTCTGTTTAACGCGTTGTCGGATGCTGACTTTCCTTACTACGATCTGGCTCTAGACACGTTCTATATTTTGTCTGAGACTCCTACTGGTGACACTACCTCGTTCAGGCTCAATGATAACGCAGGGGAGATTAGTCCGGAAGTCCCTGTGTCTCTGATATTTGATCTCGCAGCAGACACCTATCTAGGTGACTCGCCTACGGATACAATCGTTACCATAGTGTTGTCCGCTCATGATGGCTTCGAACCTACCCCGGATCAAATTACAGATATTGTAGCCTCTTCGGATGCCGTGTTAATTATAGGGGAAGAGATACTGATCATTACCAATTTCGTGGACAATGGGGATTTAACTTACACCTTAACTTGCCCACGATCTGGGTTTGACACTGTCACGCAGTACCACGTATCAGCCGCAGGAGAAACTGCATTTGTGCTGGACAGCGCCGTGAACGTGCAGCGGTCGTACGGTAACCTCAACAACATAGCGATAGCCAATGGCGTCACCAGTAACTACAGGTTGCAGACTAGAACCTTCAGTGACCTACTGAGCTACGCAGACTCACCCACGATAGGGTTGACAGGTAAAGCTCGTGCGGATCGTCCTCAGTCTCCTAAAAGACCCGAGGTCGCTTACAGTTCCACACAAATGACCATATCGTGGGTGTATGACGATAAGACCTTGACGGTGGGTACGCCACCTTCTGCTCTGAATTATAGCAGCTCTGCGGAATCTGGAGATATCAGGACCACCATTACAGCCAAGGCTCACGATGGTACGGTCATACTGAATACTACGGTGACAGGGGCATCCATTACTTTAAACAAAACTGTTGAGGAAGGCTTAACAATAGATGGCAAGGTAAGCCCGGATGTTTTTGTGGAAATTCACTGCTTCTACAACAGCAGCAGTTTAGAGAGCCTACAGAGAATTAAGATTCAGAGTTTTCGCCGCGACGTTTATATGGATGCCTTTGAGGATCACATAGCTCAGATAGGTAACGCTTTGGATTTTACTCATACTGACCCTACGGTTGCCAAGCAGTATAAGTACGTGTGCGCCGACCGTTCGTTCGTGTTGATCACAGGAGCAGGGAACGATGCTACGATTTATGTGTGTAACGAGAACGGTGGGGTATCGTCCACGATCAGTGGGGGTAATTGTAATGGGATGTTAACCAGTGGTACTCCAGATCACATCGACATCTCTGGAGCTGCGGCAACCTCAGCCAAGGTAGTTTGGACTCAGGACGGCACCAATTTCAAGGTGGCTACTGTGGCTACTGTGGACATCACCATAGACAACTCATTTACCATCGCGGACGGCGGCTTCACTTCGGCTACTCAGGTGTTGATGGATTCGACGTACATCTATATCACGGACAACGCGCAGACCCACACGGGTACTACGGCTACCGGTGCGCTTCATCGCACTCTATTAACCGGGGGGAGCCAGACCAAGATTCAACCCGACCTTGAAAACGATTACACGGTTCTGACAGGCACCCCGATCTGGGCCTACCGAGTTACTAAGACTTGGACTGCGGATAACGTGATTTGTATGTCTCAGGATTTGCATCTGAATGCCGGGGTGGCCCACACCAACATGTTGCAGCGTCTGACTCCGAGCACATCTACGCTGGTAGAAACTTTGTTTACTGCGCTGGGGCGGGTAGGGTTGCCGAATGTGATTGTGGATATGGTAGCGGGAGAGAGCGGCGTAGCTTTTACTGTGCTGGACACTCAGTATTACACCTATTACCTAGCCAACGGGGCTTCGGTTCCGGGCTGGGAATATGCCCACGCAGTAGGTAGGACCATGACCCCGGCCTCGGTCACAGGTGGGATAGACAACGTCAATACTAAACTAGCGGCGGACGCTACTTACGTCTATTTTGTGTACAGCGATCAGGTGTGTGATGATATCGTGGCTCAGAACCATCGGCCGTATTACAACGTGACAGATTTGTACCCGAACAACGATGGGACGGCGGCTAAGGAAGGTACTGGAGAATTTAACAAGGAAGGGATGCACTACTACGGGACGCTGAATCGTATCTTGATTAGCTCTGGCGCCCTCAACAGTTCAGACTGGAGCCACGACAATCCGTACTTTGTTATCGCGGTCAACGGGGATGAAGTGGTCGGGAACGGTTACGCCCCTGATGTGATGGAAAGGATTCTAGGATTGAATGATGCTGGTACCCGAATTCTCATGGACACCAGCATTACCCGCAGGCAGTACTGGATTACAACTCAGTAGTAGGGTGCGACCCAAACACCTTCTTTATATCCAACCACGAGTAAGGGTAGTTTTTGGCTATTGACTGACAGCTTTGGTCGCTGAGGGTGATTTTAGGTTCCAACATTAACTTTGCTTGGTCAAGGCTCAAGTTGTAAGCCATGGCATTGTCAATAGCCTCTCGTACCTTGTCTTCGGACGATTCAGTAGCAGGGTTGGCGTTGGCCTCTGCATACGCGATCCCCTTTTTCGTAGCACGGTAAATACCATTTACATTTACCTCTGCGTACCCGTATGTAGCCAAGCTGGCTAAGGCGTGCATAGATAATTTCCCTTGCAGCGCTATAGGTGGATTCCAGAGGCAAGGGACGATACCGAGGGGGAGTTGCTTTACCAGAATGTGCAGCAAAATCAGAGTGTAATTTTTCATTACAACTCAATAATGTTGTGGCTGTCACGCAGCTCAGCATCGCTGTGGGTGATTAAAATGATCTGGTCGTTTAGCTGCTCCAGTATCGCCATCGTCGCTGAGACGTGCTCTGAGTCCATGTCACTGGATATTTCGTCCAGTAACATGAATTTCAGGTGACCTTCGAAGAGTTTTGCTATCGCTGAGCGTATCGCCACCCCGATTACCGTCTTCTGACAGCCTGAGGCAGCCGCTATGGGCTTATCTCGGCCACCCTCTCGATAGGCTAGCCCTATTCCTTCAATGCGCAGGACGCTGTCTACAGCCCCGCCAGTGATCATTCCTATCACGTAGGAAGCCTGAGCTAACACTGTGGCCCAGATGTTGGACAGCAGGGTAGTCCTGTTTTTGCGCAGAAACTTGGACAGCCTGTCAGCTTTGTCAATCTGAGCTGTGTACTTGGAGCTGTCTTCTATAACACGTTTCATATCCTTCAGACGAGCCAGTTCATGCGCAGCGGTGGACTCTGCCAGCTTAAGATCGCCCTGCAACGTGGCGTAATCGTTACTGGCAATTCGGAAATTAGACTCCGCTTCATCCAGATGCGCTTGAGCGTGCTCGTAATCCTCGTCGTCAATGGGTTCGAACACTGGAAGATCAGCGAAGCTCTGTTGCTTCATTCCCAAGGAGTTGCTGGTCTTGGCTACCATCTCGATCAGGTGCAACCTCTTGACATTGCGCTTGAGCATGTCGGTTAATTCGTTTTGAAGATTCTCTATCTCGCCCTCGGGTAGAATGCTAGGTCCTTTTTTCAGGTCTTTCAACTTTTGGTTCACATCTGCCACGGCACGCTCTGCCTCGTACTTCTGGTTATGGGATTCGTTAAGAGCGGTGGTGTGCGAATCTATGTACGCTTCAATACGAGTCACTTCTGAATTTAAATCACTAGTACGCTCCATATCCTTTTGCCCCTCTCGATAAGCGGCGTTAGCTGGGTCCAAGGATTCCCGTACTTGATCCAGTTCCGTCTGTAATACCTCAGCATCCTCAGCGCCTTCGAAAGGTCTATGGCAGGTTTCACACACACCGTTTTCCATGGCGTCTATCAGCTTGTCCTCACGTCTGGCAAGAGTTCTGTAAGTATCCTCTCGTTTGCTGAGTTCCGCTATAGTCATGGCCGACTTCAAACTTTGCTCAGCGGCTTCCTTGCGGCTCTGAAGCTCCTCAATCTCTTCTTCAGCTTTCGTGATCGCGGTTTGGCAGGTATTCACGGCTCTAGATTTAGCATTCCAGTCATGCGACAGGCTGGAGTATTCTCCGAATCGGGTTTCGGCCTGAGTTACTTCAACCTCCTTGCTCTCCACTGTCTCGTCGGTTAAGTCTTCAAATTCTTCCTGCTCAGTTTCATACTCGGCTAGCTGCGCAGTCTTGTCGTCTATGCTGCTTTGAATGCGTGCCTGATCCTGCATTATTTTTATCTGATCGTTACGAGCTTCACGCAGGGTAGACAAGGTCTCTTTAGTCCGGTCTCGGGACTTCAACGCACTGTCGTAGCCCAGACTAGCAGTTCCGGTAGCTTTCAATAACTGCGCTGCCTTGATCTCTACATTGTTGGTTCGAATCTCCTGATTTCCTATCTGCTCACCAGTCACAGTTTCCAAGCCGTCCATAATGCCACTGGCTACTGTCTTGTAGGTTTTCAGGTTGTTCAGTATCACGTCCACAAGGTCGATGCCGCTCAACCTTTCCAGCATCTGGTTGACCTTGGTCTCACCCTCTTTCAGGAGGAGCTGAGTATCACCCTGTTCGCTGTACTTCAATACGTTGAACAGCTTGGCGTCGAATCCCATCAGGTCTCGCAGCAACCCATTCACAGGCGTGGTGCCGTTAGCCATGCGGCCATCGTTGGACTCCAGTGACGCCGTGTCCTGCTTGCGCACTAAAATCCAGTCGCAACCATCGGCCTCGAAATTCAACACGACTTTGACTTTGCCCCCGTCATCATGTTGAATTACGCTGTTGCCACCTTCCACAGCCAGAGGCCCACGGAAGGCGTAGGCGATGGCCTCAAGTATCGTGGTCTTACCCGCGTAGTTCTGTCCCAGTATTACGTTCACGCCGGGAGTGAATTCCACTCTCAGCTTTTTGTGCTTCTTGAAATTTTCTAAATAGATTGATGTAAGCATTTCGGTTCCCGGTTTAAATCTTAGGAATTTCCTAAGATTCTTGTTGTAAGCCCTCTGTCATTTTCTGCCACAATGGATACAGGTCGGAGTCTTTCAGGTGTGCGTCCACCAGTTCGAAAATGGTAGCGGTAGACATCTCCCCCGGCTTGACTTCCAGCCCTTGCTCGATCTCCTTGATCTTTACTGAGTTGCGTATGGCTAGCATATTTGGATAGGCGTCCCACAGTGCTTGTATCATCTTGCCTACGTAGATAGCATTGGCAGGCTGCACTTCCCCTGCTACATTCACAAACTCTACCTCTGAAGACAGCTCAGGCCAGTCGTTGGCCACGTCCAGCTCTACGTACCGTTTGTGGCTGTCCCAGATCAGGTGCTTCGTGAATTCCAAGCCGTCAAACGTGGTGATGTACTTGTCCCCTATGTCTGAAAAGCTGGTGGGCTGGGTGTTGCCAAGGATACGCACCCTACCCTCCCAGTGCTCAGGTTCTCTGCTCCCATGGTCGTGACCGAATAAGACATAATCTATGCCGTTGTCCAGCAGATACTCCACGTCTTCCTCCGTGAGATTGAGCGTGGTGTCGTTGAGCATACCCTCCGACAGCCCGTAGTTGCAATGCACCAGCACGATGTTGATAGCCTCGTCTCCAGCGTCATCAGCGCACTCGATTAGTGAAGCTTCAAACAGTTCCTGAGCAGAGTGGTGAGGCACCATGTAAACGCGCACGTCATTCTCGGCCAGCTTGAACTGCTCGGTGTACCATAAAGACTTGCCTACCGGCGCTCGTATTATCCGGGTAGCGCACATTTCATCTATCAATCCCAGTGAGCTTTCCTTGGTGGAATCGTTAATAGAGTCGTGGTTGCCTGCGAGGCAGAAGTCAATACCACTACACACCGCAGCAGCATCCAATATCGTCTGTTCCTTGTTGCTGTAGGTATCGAACAAATCACCCAGACAAATCACTGCGTTAAGCTGGGATTCCCTGAGGTTAACCAGCCCTTCCACAGGTGTCTTGATTGTTCGCTCGTACAACAGCCGCCTTGAGGCCAGTGTAGTGTTCGCCTTGCGATTAACCCCGATATGGGGATCGGTCAAAAATATCAGCATGTAAATGCTCCTCTCATGTTGCGCCAAAATTCCCCGTCAGTAAGGGGGCTTGAGTACAGCAATCCCTGCGCCTCCACCAGCTTCTCGCCGGATACCCGGCAGCCAGCCACGTACAACCCGCCCCAGACTTCGAACCTGTTAGCACCTACTGAGGCGAACAGAAATAAGCTTCGCCCTTTGGCGCGTGCCCATAGACGGTGAGCCAAGACCTGTTTCTTCGGGATCAGGCTGGAGGCTCCGGCTATTAGCGTGCTGTGCTTGGCTGAGCACTTAGCCTCCACCAAAATTCCACTGCCGTTACTCATGCAAATGTAGTCTCCGTCTGTGGAAGGCATAAACGCCCCGGCTGTGGTTGTATCGTACAGGCGCACGGAGTGGAACTTGTACAACTCCTCCATGTCCCGGAAGACCAGCTCGATCTCGTGCTCCCACCATTTGCCAAGAGCAGCAGATTTCAACTGGCACGCCTTGGTAAGATGTTCGTGTCTTATATCTTTGCTATGCATCTCTCCTCCTCAGTTTAAAATAATCAGATTCTTGCTGGCCCTTGAGCAGGACACATACAGGGACTTGAAAGATTCAACCCTGTTACGGTTTAGCAGGATATCCCCCGGCTTCACAAACACGGTCTCATATGTGGACCCCTGCGAACGATGGGATGTCACAGCGTGAGCGTAGCGTACGTCATGGAACGACTCCTTGAACGCCCAGAAGGACCCCCACATCGAACTCGTCTTGTGGGCCTGTTTAGAGAGCTTAGAGAGGGTCTTCTTGTAGTCCCGTTCTGAGTCCGGATGCAGCGCAAAGCAGGGCACCTTGCCTAGACCGTAGAAATCAACCATAAGCTTGTAGACCTTGAATTCTCCGTGAGCCTTGACCCAAGGGTGCACCGGCAGCAACTGCTTGTCCTTCACTATGCCTTCGGAGTCGGTGTGGGCCAGAATTTCATTGCCCCATTGATCAGATACCGGGGCAGCTACTACGACCCGCTCGTCGGGCATGAAAGCCTCCATACTGCCGTCCGCATTAGCCGGATACAGGGCACGCCGTATCAGATCGTTGGAGTCGTCCACGGTCACGTTGCGCCACGCGATGGTCTTGAAGGAATTCGGATCGTCTTTGTAGGCGTCTGAAGAGTAAGCCTTACGGCTCCAGTCAATAAACATCTTGCGAGGTAAGCAGAAAATTCCGTTACCTTCGGGGGTCTTTACAGTTTCGAGATTAAAGCTTCGCTTTCCGGATACAATAGAATCTCGGATGTCGGAACATAGCTGGATGATCGGATTGTCTTTGGCTTGCCTGACTATCTCGATCAACTCTACAATTACCTGAGAAGTGTGAAATACAGGGGAAGACTCTTCACCAATCGGAGGCAACTGCATAGGGTCACCCATGTAAATTACCTTCAGTTGTGGGTAGGTGTTCAGAACAGCCTCAATGCGCTGACTCATTTCCAGGCCGATCATGGAGCCTTCGTCGATCACTATCACATCTGCATAGGCTACTTCATCCCGCTCTCCGCGAGTCTTCAGGGTTTTGATAGCCCCCTCCGGTGTAAGCACCAGACCCAGCAGACTGTGAATAGTACAAATGCTGCTGACACCAGCTTGCTGCTCTCTGCTCATGTCCCGCAGAACCTTGGTAGCTTTGTTGGTGGGGGCAGTAAAGCAGAAATATTTATCACCGTGGAAATAGCTGGCAATCATTTGGATTAGTGTGGACTTGCCAGTGCCAGCGATACCCTTTAACACCAGCGTCCGCTGGGGGCCTTTGATGAAGTCAACAATCGTAGCTAAACCTAGTTGTTGATCGTCACTCAATTTTTCAATTTTCATTTCGAATTCTCCATAGTTCTATAGCTTGGCAAACGTGAACAGGCTGGCCGAACACATCGCTCAAGCCTGTGGCCTCTTTCAACACAGCTAGCAGCTCGGGGTGCTCTTGAATATACTGATCCCACAGTTGGGAGTAGAGCTGCCTCACTTCCGTGGTATTCGACGGTTTCCTGCCTAGTGCATCTTTCCACGATAGTGCAGGTGAACCGTCAGCAAATCTTTTGGACTCTTGGTATCTCCTCTCTATTGATTTTCCGTCCACCATTGCGAAGAAAGCGCTAAACCTCCGGTCACCCCTACTTGAGCATTCCAAGTAAGGGGGCTGGCCTCGCCTAACCAATGTCAGAGTGCTCCATGATCTTGATCACAGATTTCAAACCAAGCTCTAGCATTGTCGGGGACACCCAGTCCTCGTATTCATCTTTGACCGCAAACTTAATTCCGTCCTCTGTCACCATTCTATCCCCTGCCTTGTACACTCGTATGTGCTCGATGTAGGGAACGTAGTCCCCGCTGGTGTCGTACTGCCCTACTGCAAAATACTTACTCAATATGTTTTCTCCTTCGCAATAAATTCTGCGCGTTTAGCCTTGGCTTCCACGATGGCTTCGCCAACCACTTTCTCACTGGTGTCCGTACCGATCTCGATCATGTTGTACCAGTCGAACCCAACAGAGAATTCAGACATCATCGGCACGGCGTGACCGGGGGGAGTCAAGTCCATTATTTTCTGCAACCTAGGGCAGAACTCCGCAGCGTGAATAATCGGGACAGAGTTAACCAGCTCGTCGTACACAGGGGCAATAATTACAGTCCCGGTGTCGGACAGCAGGCCGGTCTCGTGAGCCTCTCGGACTACCACCTTCAGTATGTCAGCCGCACAGCCTTGTATACGTGAGTTGGAGGCTTGGCGTTCCATGCGCATTCGTAGCATGTCATTTCTGTGCACGATGTCAGGGGTCATGTGTCGACGGTTGCCAAAGGCAGTAGCTACGTACCCATACTCAGCCGCCAGTTTGTGAGACTGTTTCTGAAACTTCGGAACGCCGGGATACAGATCGAACATACCATTGATAAACTGCTGAGCATCCTCCTTAGGCACCAGCATATCTGTCGATAAAGTCGATGCCCCTCCCTCGTAGTTCACAAGAAAGTTACAGGGCTTGGCTCGTTTGTCCCGCACCCAGTTCGCGAACTCTTTGAACTCGTCCGATTTTCTCCACTCCACGAATTGCTCGTAAGACTGGGATCGCTTGCCCTCCTCGTATAGTATCTTCTTAAACAGGGCAGGTTTCAGCGCCTGAGCTAATTTGGGCAGGATAGCGGACGCTGTAAGGCCGTGCACGTCCTTCAGCACGTCACCTAGGTAGGCATCGAGCAAGACTTCATCCATGGACTCACTGGCCAGTATGCGCAGCTCCTGCCCGTGAAAATCAGGGGCAATGAGAACATGATCGTCCCTGACCGGCAGGTAGATGGACCGGATATCCCCTTTCTTCACTTGCAGGCTGTTAGGTGAGCTTCCAGTAGGTCTTCGGGTTGTGGTGGCGCAGCTCAGTATGGAAGGATGGATGTTACCTGTGTTGGGGTGTATCCAGTTGGGGTATGGTCGGTAGTAAAACTTGAATTTCGTATCGATTTCCTTGATTTTCTTTACCAGTTCTAGTGCCTCCCGTTCTGGCGTCCCCTCGAAAGCGTCCTCGGCCATAGCTATCTCTACGGCCTTCTTGTTGGTAGCCGGTGGGCCGGAGAAGCCTAACTCCTGCCTAGCCGAACCGATAGCGGGGTCAGTGTAGTGTCGTATAGGCAAGGCCAGCATTCCGTACAGCAGGTAAGCCGTTTGAACCGGGCTGTCTAAATTCATTTCGAATCCGGAGGCTTTGGTCTTGGACTTGTCGGCCATCACAGTCGTTACGTAGTCGCTCAGCTCGTCATACTCAGGTCCAGAACGCGCCTTGAACTGATGCGCTGCCTTCAAGACCAGTTCCATTAGCAAAGTCACTTCCACAGGCCATCGACCCTGCTTTTCCTTGAACTCCTCGCTGATCTTGGTGGGTGCCACAGTTTGAAGAAAATCCCCCTCCTCGGTTAAGTCCGGGTTTAGTTTTAGGAAGATATCCTTGAACTTATTCACCGTAGGTATAAAGGCGTAGGGAACTACCTCCACCACGTACGGCTCGTACTTGGTGTTAGCCAGAAAGCGTTCACGAATCCCTTGCAACTTGTCCGATATCTGCTCCTCCGTTTTGTCGTTGGCTTTCATATTGGCGATTTCGAAGTCCTGTATTTCCGCCATGTACAGCTCCGTGGCCTCCATATCCTCCTCGGTGCATCCATCCGCTAATATCCCCCGCAGCTTAGCCTCGGAGACCTTGCGAATCTTACCGTCACGAACACGCATCCTGTCAAGTTGCTCACTATCGATACGGCACCCTTCAATAAAACTGCTGTTGAACACGGAGGCTGTAATAAACTCATTCTCGTAGCAGAAGTCACGAGTGTGTTCTAACTGCATAATCATGTCGTGCAGATGAAACAGGTGAGCGGTCACGATACTGTCGTCCGCGCCATATTCACATACCTGATCGGAGGTCAACTCGTCCATGCCACTCACCCCGTACTGATCCATCAACTCCTTGTACGTAGTCTGCGTGTAGTTGAAATGATGCAAGGCCCGATGCTTCAGAGACTTGCGTTCATTTTCATCCACGTAGACAGAGGTGATCATGGTGTCAGTGACCCCGAATAACTGTGCGGCAATTTCAGGAGGTAAGCTCATACGAGATACTACTTCTTCAAACGAGCTGTTGTGGACTACGAAATTCTCAATCTCATTGAACATGTCGATCATGACCTGCATTGCGCAGTTGTTCTCTTTGTCCAGATGCTGGAACGGGATGTAGATCGTCTTGCTGTAGTTCACCCCCCACGTGAAGGATACCCCGGCTATCATGGCGCTGAGCGTGTCCACATAATCAGGGTTGTTCAGTTTGAAGTTGGGGAACTTGTTTAGATCGTAGGTCTCGTAGTCAAACGCTACAGGCCGATGGTTCAGATCGTCTAGGATGTCGCTCTCGTACAACAGTTCGTCTACGTTACTGGACGACACCAACCATAGCTTGGGCATGTAGCGCTCGATCCTGTCCATCAGGTCTTCGTTGCCGGTGATTTCCAGCACGGTTTCTACGCGCTCCTGATTGGGCAGGCGTCGATGCCACTGCGTACGGATCAGCTTGCGCTTGTACGTGGACTCGCACCACTCAGGATGCAGGATAGCCAGTTGGTACATCTTGCAGAATGTGCTGAAGTTTTCGAGGATCATCCGCAGCTTGGGATCATTGGATTCTTCTACTATATCGCCTAGCTCCCTCTTCTTGCGACCCGCTGCAATCAAGGCTAACTCAGCCATACCGTCCAGCCCGAAGTTGGCTACCAGATGATCCCACGATTTCTCACCAAAGCCCTTGACACCGATGTACTCGTCGGACTTGTCACCCAGCAGCGCTTTGTTTATAGCAATCAACTCAGGGGGAACTGATAGTTCAAAGTCCTCAGCAAACTCGCCCCGGTAGAAAACATTAACAGGGTACTCGGCTTCCGTGTCATGCAACTGCATGAGATCAGCGTCAATGGTGTATACCGCACAGGGTTCTTGCAGGTTGAGTGCGATGAATGCAATCGTGTCGTCAGCCTCTACAGTGTCAGTGACCGCGTTGGTAGCCCCGATACCTAGCATAAAACTTTTGGTGAGATTGTACAGTTTGTCCAACTGCTCTGTGACTACAGGGTCAGTCTCCCTAGCCGCTCTTTTCTCCTTGTACCCGCTATAGATTTCTCGACGACGAATGTTACCTCCCTCCCACACAGCGATCACGTCGATAGGCTCGGCGTTGTCCAGTATAGGTAGCAGGTAAGTGTCTAGGAAGGTGGTGAATGCTGCCTCGGCTGAGGCTACTTGATCTCCGTTAGCATCCCTGTACGGGGAGCCGGAGCCTTTACATCTGAAGAAGGAGTGCATGAGCAGCCCTTTGATGTCAAGAATGTCTTTCATATGAGTTTCCTCGGTTTCAGTTCTAAAGACTATTTAGGGCCTATCTAGGCCCTAAATAGGTGCTACTTGCAGTTTACTTGGCTACTCTAATTCACCCACGAATTCGAACGACCACGGGTAGAACGGGAAGTCAACGTTTTGAATCTTCGCCCCGACCAAGCAGCGAGTCACGTACGCATTAGGCATCAGCCCTTTGCGCATACGTTGTTGAGCGCAGTACCCAGAGAAGCGAGTACGAGAAGTTTTCGGTATGGACAGCAACACTGAGTTACCGGGGTTACCCTCCTCGTCAACCAAAGTGGCGAACACTTCAGTGTAAGGCTTGGATTCATAACCCCAACCCTGCTCGGCCCACTCGTCAATGGTTGCCTGAATGGGGAGTCCGTTGGTGTCCGTTTCGTTGTCGTAGCTGTACACGAGTTCCTCGTCCTTGGCGTTCTCGGTTCTGGTGTTTTTTACCACGTACTTCACACGAGAGCTGTTGACTATACACAGAAATTCCTCGTCGTAAGAAGTCTCCTCCGTGTCTACGAATTCCCCATCGGTCTTCAAAGCAATGATAGGGAAGGAACCGAAACCTAACTCCAGACCTTCGAAACCTGCGTCAGCCATCTCAGCTATCATCTGGCCTCCGCTGGGTGCTTTCGCAGGTAGACGATCAGGTTGGGTAGTGGTTACTTCGCGGGACTCGGACTCAGGGGCCTGCTTGTCGGGCTGCTCCTGTTCTCGGCCAAGAGCGTGATCCACAGCCTCCTGCTCGTGATCCACTTCGGTCACAGTTTGCTCGTCCGCAGGGGTGCCCTTATCGAAGGGCAGTTCCTCGGCTGCTGTGACTTTTTTAGTTTCCTTCTTGGTAGAAGCGCGGGTGCGTGGTGCGGGTTTGCTGTCTTTTTTGTCAGCAGTGGATTTTGGTACTACTGTGCCTTTTTTCAAAGCCATTGTCATTCTCCAGTTTCAGATTGATGTAAATATAATTAACGACTTTCGTCTCCGTAAATCCACTTTGAGAAGGTGGACTTATCACAATTGACGATACCAGCCTTAGCACTATTGTCAAGCATACTCTTGACCTCCTCTGACTACTCGATCCATGGCTTGTGAAAATTTACCGTGAATTGAAGTGGGTTCATAAAAAATTATGTCGTGGCAAACGTGCTGGAAATTTAAACCAACACCTGCACTTTCTGGGTTGGCGCAGAGGATACGACAGGAGTCGTCCTTGCGAAACCTTTTCTCTTCCTTCGCATTTTTAGCGTTCGAACTTTGCTCTCCTCCGTATATTAGAGCGGGCTTATATTCCTCAAGCCTATCGTACAGCCCCACCACCGTGGTGTTGTGGTGAGCGTAAACAATCACCTTGGAATCCTGACCTATTTCATTCAGAACTTGTTGAAACATAATAAACAAATTGTCCGTCACATCCTTGTCGGTGTACAGGTGAGGGTTGCACGCTATCTGCATTAAATACTCTCGCAGTTGCACGGTTTGTCTGGCGGTGATCACCCTGTCATCAGGCAACTCCATCATCCGCTCGTTTGCCATCCGGCTGTAGATTTTCCGGTGAGCTGCGGACATGGTTACCCGTTTACGAATGATCCTCGGTTCTTTGAGAGTCCAGACATCGTCCTTCTCTATCCGGCTGGCATTGGCATACATCTTAGTGTGCATTTCATCCAAGTTTTTATACCCAGTGATTTTCTCCACGCGCACCTTAATCATACGGTTTCTTTTTCTAATAGGTATCCTGAAAAACCTACGCTCACAGAACCTGCGCTTGTACGCTGCATAAGTTTTGTAAGTATCGCGAGTCACAATATTAGTCATCGCGAAACCATCCAGCGGCGTGTGGTATATAGGAGTGCCGGTAGCGACAATCAACACCGTGTCTTCACTGTCAGTGTAGTTATAAACGCTTGAGTAGAAGTCACTGTCAGCCACTCGTAATTTCTGAGCCTCGTCAGTTAATACCACGTCAAAGAAATGTTCTTTGAG